AAACTCCTTTTTTGTACGTTCCATGAGCCGCTCATTGTCCACAACTATGGTTAATTCCCTGCCATTGATTCTGTGAATCTCACCGAATTCATCAGGATTAAAAAAAGTCTCAAGGTCTTGCTGCAAATAATCTTTAAATAATGGCACATAAATCACTTCCTGTCTCTCTTATTCTTTGCGCTTTGCACATACTCACCAGGATCGAATTTTATTTCTATGTTATCCAGATTATCTTCTGCCGCAGTTCCATAATTTTCAGAAGTATCTTCTTCGAGTGGTTTTTTGGTAGTATCATTATCTGAAGGTTCTTCTTTTTCAGATTCTTCTACTTCGGATTCTTCCAGTTCACTCACATTAGGGACATATTCAGCAAAACCTTCTGAAACAATCCGGGACTCTTCATTCTCAGAGAGTCCCGTTATAATTTCACCCATGCCATACCTTAATCCATTGCGTCGAACATGGCCTTTTATGACTTTAATAGCCAATTAAAACGCCTCCTTTATAACACTGTTGCAACATACCACGCATCAACGTCGTCAGGAGCCGGCAAAGGTCTGGAAGTAATTCTTAACTTTCTTACTTCATTGGCCTTATCAACCCATGACTTCGGTATTCTCGTGCCTTCATAAGTCACAAACTCCTCTCCCTCAATCTGAGTAACAGCACCATATAATCTTTTATTCATTCCTGTAGAACCAAGCAAAACCTTTCCAGGAGGGATCATAGGCTGCTCAACGCCATTATCATCGATATACCACTCATCATAGCTGTAAATTTCCAGTCCAAGCGAGGGAAGTTTACCGATAAATGTTATTGCAGGAGACTGAACTGATGGTTCAATTGTTCCCAATGCAACCCTTTGCAGATCCATTAATTTCTGCACCCCTGGATTTTTTATGAATGCATCAACTACATTGCTGGCCATTACGCAAATATTAGGAGCTTTACCAGTTTTCTGGATTACTGCAAGCCTCCAATTCTTTAGATCCGCAATTGGATCCGAAGTACTGGCACTCCACAGGTCATCACCGGATAATATCTCACTGTTTGTAAAATTGAAATCGGCTTCCTGCTCAAAGCCTTCACCAGACATTACAACTTTACCGGTGAACAAGATTTCCCTGCACATCCATTCTTCTCTTCTGGTTATATAGTCATCAAGTTCTACTATATCTTTAGCAAGCAGTTCCCTGGCTCTTTCCTCAGGTGTCCTGGTGCTGTATATGGACTCTCCCATTGCTCTTTTGCTCACATCATCGATTGTGATTATTCTTTCAGGAGCAATTTTCGGAGTCTTCAATGTCCTGGTTTCAAATCCCTGACGATCCATAACAATTCCTCCGATTCTGGGAGCAACAAACGGAGCCATCTTCCTTTTACCTTTTTTGTAATCAACATCTACGGTTTCAGTTAAAGATGTTTCTACAGTCGGGAAAAAGGTATCTCTAAGGAAAGTATATACCGGTTTCATTAAATTGATAGCCGCAAGCATTGTCCTGGTTTCATAAATATCAACTGTATTCATTATTCCCTATCCCCCTTAAAATGCAATATTTTTTCTCAAGAAAATCCCAACATCACGCAATTCATCTTCATGATCTTCTGCTGTGTCATTGCCGTCAAAGATTAAGGCATTTGCATTAAAAATGCCCGTCTCATAAACTGTTGCTGGAGTGTCCTCAGTTGCCTCAGTACCAGTATCAACATCATCAGTCAGGATATATCTTGCTATTTGGCTTCCGTCTGTGCTTGTTCCAACAACAAGCTTCGCTAGTCCTGTTTCTGTTACAATGCCAAGGACACTTCCTCTTTTAAGTAATCCCTGATTTTTCTGTAGAGTAACACCCTTTGTTAAAATTGGATACTCGTTACCGGCAATTAGGTTGTCCGGAATCACGCTCCCAATTGTCTCAAACAGCTTCCCCATTACTTAATTCCCCTCCTTTTGTTTGCTGCAGCAGCTATATCCTCTGCTGCCTTGTCTTGTTCTTCCTTTTTGTTATTAACTTTTTGTGGATCCGGATTCACACCATCAACACCGGAATTTTGGGAATCCATTTTTGCATTCGCCAAATATTCCTGGCCCCTGATGTTATCAGCCTGCAAAGCTTTAAAAGCCAACTCTTTGGCATCCATAGGCTCCTCAAACTTTGCTTTGTTAACCAGTTCAGGACTGATGTTTTTTGAAATCTTCTCAATATCCTGAATTCTGATCCTTTCTTCTTTCCTGCCTTCCTCCCTGGCCGCATCTTCAATCTGTTTAACCAGATCAGGGCAGGCATTCCTAAGTTCATTTACATCCTTGAACATAGGTTCATCTCCTTCCTTATTGCTAAGTTTATCTGCAGCAGGCTGCGGCTGTGGAGCTCGGGCCTGTAATGCACTAGTTTTCACATTAGGTAACTCGAAAAATTTCTTAACATACTCATTTGCTGCATTCTGAATAGCAAGAATTCTGCTAAAACTAAGGTTTATGATGTTCTCTGTTTCAGATTCAGGTTCCCTTTGGTCTGCATAAAGCATGCCAGTTGCAAAACCCTCTTTAATTGCAGTTCGGGCGCTCATATATGTTTCGTCATCCATCATAGATGAAATTTTTGCTCTAGATCTGCCTGTGGCAAGCTGATATGCATTAATGATAGTCTCTTTTACCTCATCGAGTATATCGGCGGCTTTTCTAAAGTCAGAAGCATACCCATAAACTTCTGTGAGCGGATTATGCATCATGAATATAGACATCGGTGACATAAGCCTCTCATCACCCGCCATAAACGGGATAGTCGCCGCACTCATGGCTTTACCATCAACCTTTGCCGTAACCTTTGCCCCTGTCTTCTTATGCTCCATTAGGGCATTATATATGCCAGCAGCCGCAAAAACACTACCACCATAACTATCTATCCACACAGTTATGTTTTTGCCTTTATACTGGCTAAGCTCCTCACGAAAAGCATTTGGTGATGTTGCTGGTATGCCAAACCATTCGTAAAGCCAGGCATAATCATCATCGATTATATCTCCTTCGATACGCAATTCAATTTCATCATCATTATTCTCATTTTTTATAAAGTTCCAAAATTTAGCCATTTCTTATCCTCCCTCCTGCCCTGGGTTTGATTGCTGTACGCCCTGGGCTTTTCTTAAAAGTTCGTTTTCCCTTGCTACTTGTTCTATGTTTTTATCCCAGTCACCACCGGTGAGTTCTATTGTCTCTTTCTCCCGTGTGGAGAAACCCTGTTCAACCCTTTTAATTGCTGCTTCAACCTCTTTAGTCGGGTCAATCTGTCCGGGAGCCGGTCCATTCCAATCAGCTCTGCACCAAGCTTTCTTTTTTGCCGGATCATTAAAAAAGCCAGGAGCAATTATCCTGCCTCTGGCTACCGCTTCAGATAACCACAACTCATATACCGGCTGGCAAAAATCATTCGCAAACCATGTACGACGCATCCGGAATGCCTTCCATGCTTCCAGCAATGCTGCCCGACTTGCTGAATAACTTGCTGTAAATGACTTTGTTAAAAGCTCATACGGAATTTCTAAAGCCGCCCCGATATATTTGGTCATTGCGGTAACAAAAGCATCAAAGCCACTGGCTGGGCGTTTAGGATCACCAAAAACAACATCTTCACCAGGCTTAAGTATATTTATGGTGCCCGCTCCAATCTCATAGGCAGCTGGATCTTCGTCAACCTGCTGGTCTGGTTGTATAGTTAAATTAAACAAGTCACCGTCAGCTTTCGCATCAGTTTTTATAAAGGCAGTGAAAAAGGCCTGCACTACCGCGGCCATTAATTCAGCTTCTGTATATCTACTTATCTGCTTTAAACACTCTATAACCGGTGCTAAATATGGAACCCCTCTATACTGTTCGCACCTTTCTTGCTCCATAAGATGTAGTACATTGGGATTTCCGGTCAACTCTCCGAATGCTTCAACTCTTTGCCATTTAGCAGGCTGGCCTATTAAGCTGTTTGGATACCGGTTGCATATCCAGTATGCTACAACCGCACCGGTGTTATCAATTTCCACACCATTTAAGATTCTGTTGCCATTTTCGGGGTTTTTAACATACTCATTGATAAAGTTCGGGCTTGTGATATAAGGATCACATACCCTGTCAGCTTCGATTAAATGTATACGCAATCCATAAGGCATCCATTTTGTCGGTTCAACTTGCTTAATTAAGCCAAAACCATCACCATTTAAAAGCCAAGACATAAGAGCGACTTGCTGTAGCTCATAAAAATTATTCAAATGCAATGCATCACACCAGATAGACTCAGCCCATAGAGCAAATTCCCTCTCAGTATTACTTTCCCATGCATTAGCCTGTTCACGAGTCATACCAAGATACTCAAAGTTGATCTGGCTTTTCAGCTTTAAACCTGAGCCTACTACATTTGTCCTGTTTGTTTTTAATGCAGATGTGGCAAGCGGAGCTCCCATATACAAATCACGGGATCTTTGCCTGAGCAGGTCAAGATTACTATCAATGTCTTCCTGCGGACTTTTGCTGTTGGCTGTCCATCCTTTTAAGGATTTTTTTACTCGGCTTGCACCGCTTTCAGAATATCCCGAGTTAGTAAATTGTCTGATTACCCTTGATTGTGCCCTCCTTATTTCTCGTTTGAGTCCGAGTTCCGGGCTGATATATGCTATTGCCTTGTCTATAATATTCAAGCTATCTCACCTCACAAATCCCTTGGTGTGATTCTGAATGCTTTACGGCAACCTCTGCCTGATTCTACCGATTCCAATTCATTAACCAATGCTTCCAAGTCCTTTATTGCTTGCCGTATCTCAGCTAAATCTGCCCGTCTCATTGTTTTTGTTCCCATTCTATACTCCTGTCCGCTAAGAACAGCTAACTCAGCTGCATAATATGCATTCAAACGGTCTTTTGCTTTATTTAGTCTTTCACTGGCCATTAAATCACCAACTTCCACTTATATTAATAATCCTAACCCTTTGTTTACACATCCGACACGTTTATTACGCTTTGCATTATTGCTTTTAGGAAGTCCTATACTTTCTGATTCCACTTCTTTTAGCTTTTTTTCAAGCATTTCAAAATCAGGTTTAAGGATCTCCATAGCTGCTTGAGCATAATTTCGTGTATCTAGCGCTTCATTTCTGGCATGCTCTGATACTTTTTCCCATGTATATTTAAGCCCACCACCTCGACTTTTCTTAAGCACCTGGCGTTCCGACAGAAGCCCCTGGAAGTAGTTTCTATCATAACCTCTGCAGTTGATAATTTCACCAGTTTCAACATCTATATCATCTTCAGGGAAGTGCATATAACGAGGACCTACTTCCTTTTCTTTGAGCGCTGATACAATACTGGTCTTTCCTTCGTCAACTCCAAGGATGATAAGCAACACTTTCTCTTTTGGAGTCCTGCTCAGTTTATAAATTAAGGGAATCCCTGGACCGCCT